GAGGGCCCTGAGGACCAGTAGCACCCTTAACACCCTGAGGGCCCTGAGGACCAGTAGCACCCTTAACACCCTGAGGACCAGTATCACCCTTAGGACCAGTATCACCCTTAGGACCAGTAGCACCCTGAGGACCAGTAGCACCCTGAGGACCAGTATCACCCTTAGGACCAGTATCACCCTTAGGGATAGTGAAGGCAAGCACAACATCCTTAGCCGTCCCGGAATTCACGACGCTAGCCTGCGTACCCGGCGCACCCGTCGTGGTCTTACCAATCTTCAGCGTATTACCGCCAGTGCCGATAGACGTGACGCCAATATACTTGCCGCCGCTAGCATACCAGACGGCATTCAGCGAAAGCTCGTAGGTAGCCGCATGGTCAGGTAGCTTGCTGCGATGGAATCGCAGAGTGCACACGCCGTCTTCTCTCTGGATGTAAAAATTCTGGCAATCCGATGTTTCCGACGTGTCACCGGAGGCAACCCCATTCATGTTGTCCGTCGAAATCCTGTAGTATCCAGTGCCGCTGCCGGAAGTATAGTCGAAAAGTTCCTTGTCCGGGCAATATTGTTTATCGATTTTGCATAGACTGTATGTCTGATCGTTTCTGGTGCTGAGGGTAAGAGAGCCGTATGCGTGAGCGTGGACAAGCGCGGTCAGCGGGTCATATGTCAGTCGCACGTGGATAGTGTCCACGCTGTTAAGAGTGACATCCTCGCTGTAGATCGTGGTCGGTTTGCTGCTCGCGCCGACAAGCCCGCTGATATCCTCCGCGGTTTTGTGCATAGCATCAGCCTTGGCGGTCAGCGACGCGGAAAGCTTTGAAAACTTCTTCTCCACGCTGTCAGTGTATTGATCGTAAAGCGTGCGGTCATCAGCGCTAGCCGCCGAATCACGTCGCATACTGGCCGCTTCCACCTCAATGATGAAATTCTGCGTGCCGATAGGGTTCCCATCCTCGTCGAGAATCACCAATTCCGCCGTGTGTTTGCCCGCGACATTGGTCATCTCCTGCGAGATGGTGAAGCTCACCTTGCTACCGGTGCCCACAGTGCAAGTGCGGGAGAACCCCACGTCATCAGCCCGAGTACCATCGACACGAGCCACCATGCCGTCAATCTGCGCCAACTCGTGACCATCATAGACCGTGAACACGATAGTACGTGAGCCGGTATCAAACTGACTCATTTTCACTACCGGACGCTCGCCGGTAGCCTTCAAATCAATGTCGTAATTTTGGGTAATTACAGCCATAATCAATCCTCCTAAATCCATCGTGAATAGTCTTCGATGGTGAGAGACTCCACGCTCCCACTCCATTTTATCGAATGTTTGCCCGGCGAAAGCGCCAGCTGCTGATAGTCGCCGGTAATATGGCGGTTCATCAATACGCCTTCAGGTGTGGACGCTTCCAGATTGGCCACATCGATCACAAGCGTGTAATCGCCCGTGTTGGCTACCTGCAAGACCTGCGAGCCATCGAGATACAGCCCGATATTGCCGCTAGCCTTAATCGTGAGCTTCGGAGCCGCCACCACATTACCGGCATTAGTCACAACCGCTTGAGCGTCAGCACTGCTGAAGACTTTAGGGCGCTGGAGCCTGCCAGTCTTAAAAGGCTGGACGTGCAGGCTGACGTTAGCCGTCCGATACCGCACAAGCCGCTCAAAATCAATGTTTTCAAGCTGCTGGAATCGGTACACTTTATCAGGCTCATTGCTGAATGTGATAGTTCCGCTAGTGGCGAAGAACTCCACCACCTTATCGATATCGAAGTCGCCGTGTAGACCGATGCTTACCGTCTTGTCGTAAGACTGATAGCCAAGCGTGGTGATGATATCACCGTCGCGCCCGTCGATTTCCTCGCTCGAATACCGCATTTTCGGCTTGGTGATCGGCGGCAGTGACGTGATAATCAATCCGTCCACGCCATACGAAGGCATGTCGTTGATCAGCACCCAAGGACGCTGATAGCCGAAACTTTTCATAATTTCAAACCTCCTAACCTATCTGTAGATAGCGGCTGCGACAGTCTTGGTCACGAATCGTCCCGCGACTTCGTCATCAAGCACCACGCGAACATTTTGCAATGCGTCCACGATAGCGTCCACGATATTAGCCTGTGCATTGTAGCCGTAGCCATTGGAAGCCGCCTGAGCCGCTGAAACACCACCCAGATCGTACGTCTGTGCGAAAGCATCAGTGCTAGGCATTGCATCAATCATCTGCTTAGACACATTGCCCATCTCGTCCTCGAAGCCGACCCCGATACCCTCAGCCAGATACTTGCCGACTTCATCGCGCATTAAGCGGGAAGGCGAGTGGATTCCGAAGAAGCCCTTGATGTCCTGCATGATCCCGGAGACCCAGCCGCTGACCTTATCGCGCAGCCAGCCAATCGAGCTGCTGATGCCTTCCCAAACGCCAGTGACTATATTCTTGCCGATGCTAATCACTTGGCCGGGAGCTTCACGCAACGCGCTGACGATATTTCGCGCGACGTTTCTAGCACCGCTCACGACATTGCCGATACCGCTTATGATTCCAGCAGCAAGCTGTACCATCATCTGCAAGCCTGTGCTGATGATCTCAGGCAAATGCGCGCTGAGCGTGCTCACGATCTGCATGACAATCTTCGGTTGCATCGCAATCAGCTGGGGGATAGCCTGAGTAATGCCTTGGATCAAGGCAACCAGAATCTGAATACCGGCAGTGATAAGCAAAGGCAGATTATCCAGCAGAGTGTCCGTTATCTGCATGACGATACCGGGAAGCATCTGGATAAGCTCTGGCAGCGCCTGAATCAAACCCTGCGCAAGCCCCATAAGCAACTCCATGCCAGCCTGCAATATCAGCGGCAGATTCTGCAAAATCACGTCCACGATCTGCCGAACAATCGTCGGCAACATCGTAATCAGTTGCGGCAGCGCCTGAGCAAAGCCCTGAATCAGCATCGTCAGCATCTGCATACCAGCATCAAGCAGTTGAGGCAAGAGCGTGAGGATTGCTTGCACGATCTGCGGCAAGGCGGCAGTCAACGCACTCATGATCTGCGGGAGTGCCGCGACAATCGCCTGCACCACCTGAGACAGGCCATTGACGATATTCGGTACCTGAGCCGTGATAAGCGGCAACAATTGCGTCGTGATCATGTTCACGGCTTGTGGCAGCAATTGCACGGCAGACTGCACCATGCCGTTAATCAAAGGCGCGATGCGCGGCATGATATTCGACGCGAAAGTATTGACCGAATCAACAAGATTGTTGATTAAGCCGTCCATATTCGCGCCACTATCGGACATCCCGGCGAGAAGATTCTGCCAGCTAGCCTTCATGGCGTTCATCGAGCCTTCGATGGTCGTGGACGCTTCCTTGGCCGTCGTGCCGGTGATGCCCATTTGCGTCTGCACGGCATGGATAGCCTTCACCGTATCGCCAAAATCACCTATCGTGTAGTGCTCGCCGGTCAGCTTCTCAGCGTCCGCCATGAGACGCTCCATCTCAGACTTCGTACCACCATAGCCGAGCTTCAAATTGTCAAGCATAGCGTAATTGCCACGAGCCAAGCTCTGGTATGTCTGCTGGATACTCTCAATATCCGTGCCCATCTTGTTAGCATTATCGGACATATCCTGCACGGCTGTATTACCAAGCTCAGCAGCCGCCTTCGTGTCACCACCAAGCGACTGGATCAGCGACGCTGAAAAGCCCGTGACGGTATTCATGTACTCGTTAGCGCTCATGCCAGCCGCCTTATAGGCGTTATTCGCGTAATCCTGCACGATCCCAGCGGAATCCTTGAAAAGCGTCTGCACGCCACCGACGAGCTGCTCATTCTGCGAGTAAGCCTCGATAGCCTGCTTGCCGACATTCAGGACAGCGGAACCAAGCTGCTTAAGCCCATTGACGGCGGCACCAATCGCACTCGTCGCAAGATTCGCCAGCACATTCTTGAAGACGGTATACCCGCCGCTAGCTTCCTGCGCCTGCCTACCACTCTTAGCAGCTTCCCCGCCAAGCTCACTAGCAGCCTTGCCCGCCTTATCCATATCAGGCGACAAGCTCTTGATCTCACTATCCGTCTTGTTGATATCCGCCTGAGCATTATTCATCTGCGTGCGCATCTTGCTCATGGCGATCTCATTGGCATTGACAGCAGCCGAAGACTTATCCACATCACGAGCTAGATTCGCCACGACTTTCGCCTGCGCCTGATACTCAGGTGATGTTTTGCCAAGCGTCGCTTCGATCTGCGCCAGCTTCTGCTTCTCAGCATCATAGCTTGCGACAAGCTCCTTATGCTTCGTATTGTTCGCAGTGTACTGCGCACTCATGGCGCGATACTGCGCATTAAGGGCACTAAGCTTTTCCTTCTGCACAGCCATCTTGTTATTCAGCGCTTCAGTCCGTGCCGTCAACGCCGCCTGCGAATTGTCGCTCTTTGCATACTGGGAGCTGACAACCTTCATTTCGGAACCGACTTCACGAAGATTCTGCGAGATACGCGCCAACGCCGCGCGATAGCTGGATTCACCGGTTAGCTTGACGGCACCACCGAATCCACCACTCATTTAATACACACCTCCTAGAACCATTCCTCTTCTCGCTCTTGCTTAGCCTTCATAGCCGCATAGGTCGTGTTGTTCACTCGAAGCATATTCTCCACGTCGAAAACGTTTTGATATGCCTGATACCGTGCCATGAAGTCCCTGAGCGTCAAACGCATAACCTCACGATCTGAAGAAAGCCCAAGCCTTGCCCGGCCAATGAACAATATCCACGCGAAATCAATGGCCGGGTCTTGGTCAAAAATCACGTCATCGTCGTGGATTATTCGTTTTTTGAGCCATCCTCGGTGGAGCTAACCACGATCCCCTGCATCTGATTCGTAATCGCGTCCATACCGACAGTGCCGATCAGTCGACCGACCTGCTTGAGCGTGAGCGGCTTAATGTCTGTACCATTGTCTTCATTGTCGATGTCGATGCCCTCGTTGATCATTGCGGCAAAGCCGAAGATGACGGCCTTGGCATTCGGCTCGCCATTCTCTCCTTCTGTCTGCTTACCCCACTCGTCAAGAGAGCCATACTCCTCTTGGATTGCCTGCATGACATTGAGGTTGAAAGCAAGGTGATACTCGTTCCCCTTGTAGATAATCGCATCATTCTTCTTAGTCATAATTTCCTCCTAAAAGTAAGGGCATGACATTCCCATGCCATGCCCTAATTATCTCACGAAAAGGTCAGCCCCGAGAGCCGGTAGTGGTGACGTTCCCAGCCTTATTTGCCTTTGGAGGGTGTCAGCTTACCCTTGACCCACGTGACAGCAGCAGCCTTCGTGTCAAATACCTGCGCAGCCGACCAAGCGCCATTAGCCAGCGTTGCGGCAGTACCCTCGATCTCAGGCGTGGAGAATTCCATGGATTCGCCCTTGGTGTCGTCCTCCTGAGACGGCTCAGCGAAGCGCACCTTATAAAGGAATTCGCCCTTATACACGTACTTGCCGTTGACCATCTTGGTCACGATACGCCCAAGACCGACCCAAGGCGCTGCATCATCAGCGGAACGCACCATTTCGCCGCCAGTCTCAGCCACCTTATGACCGAGGATCTCAGCGAAGACTGTCATATCATCATCAGCGACACCAAGCGTCACCTTCGCATTTTGAAAGCTATTATCGGATTCCACGAGCACATCATCGGCGTAAAGCGTCGCGTCATTCGTGGACACGTCAACCTTGGCCGAGATAGCCTTACCGAAGGACTTTGCACCAGCATAAGATGCGGTACCGTCAGGGCCCTCTGTAAGGATTCCATACCACAGATTTGTCAATCCGATTTGTGCCATTTTCACCAGCTCCTTTCACGAGCAAAATTAAGCGTGACATGGTAGTATCCGGTATCGGATTCGTACATGTCCCATTGGCTACGGGACGGTTGCCACGTCCACCCCGCTTCATTTAGTTTATCTCGTACCGCATCCGCGATAGCGAGATAGTTTGACTTTGAATAAACGTCAAAATCATAGTACGTCACCCATGCTTGGATACGGTCATCGGCGGCATACGAATTATCATCATCCTCGCGCGAAAACACCACGTAAGGCTCACCATGCCCATCATAATGCTGGAACGCCACAGGGATGACCTTGCCGCCTACCGCGAAGCCTTTGAACAGGTTTAGAATCTCTTCATTCAAGCTCTCACCCCTTCGGGATATATTTGTCCTGCACTTTTTGCATCGCCGCTTCGATTTCCTGCTTTTTGAAGCTCTTGCGCATGAACGGGTGCTTTTTCACTGGGCTAGTACTACGCCCGTATTCCATGACATTGCACACGAGTGGAGCGGGAACCGTCTCGCCAGCCTTGTTAGTGAAATAGCCGTAGAATGCGACCTTGGTATTCACACCATCATCGGAAGGTGTCTTGTATACTCGCGTTATCTTCAAGCAAGACATGATATCGGAATCACGGAAGCTAGCCGGGACATTCGCCTGCACGCTCTTCAACACGACTTCAGCACCAGCCTGCGTCATCTCGCCAAGCATCTTCTGAGTGTCAGCGCCCAACTGTTCAAAAGTCTTCATCAGCTCTTCAGGCATTGCCACATCGAATCTAGCCATCAGTGTGTCACCGCCTTCGCTTGAAGCTCAATCTCTATATTCGCTTCATTAACATTATTTACGTATTCGATAGTGTAGGTCTTGCCATTGTATTCGATAAGCATATCCCGGTCGATAGTCGTATTGCCGGGATACCTGATCGTGAAATTCGTCAAAGCTTTTTCAAAGTCACTGTCATTCTGAATCAGTGTAAAGCCTCTGGTTGTCTTGACGCGAGCGTAAGGCTCCAAGATTACCTCGCGGCTGGACGTTGGGAACCCATCTTTATCAGTGGTCTGCACGTCCTTGACAATCCTGATTCTGTGGCCGTACCGTCCTGCGTTAATCATCGTTGCTCACCTCAGACGGTAAAAGATTAATACTGTGCATATCTAGGATTGATTGCACAGTGAGATTCTGTTTAGTAGAATCAACATACATAGAGCGGTTATCGTACATGTCCTGAGCCAAGCAGAGCGCGGCAATCACCATATCCGGTGATTCATCAAGTTGCGCCGCGCTCAACCCAGTGTATTTAGCCATGTACGACGGTACAGCCTTGATGATGGCGGCAAGCAGAGTATTATCAGCTTCGGACGGGTCAGCTACACGAAGATAATCGGCGAGCGCCTGTACCGTAATATCCGATACCTTACTGATCTCCATTCAAACCACCACCATCATCTAGACTATTCTTCGGTTTCCGTTGCGGTTTTCTTAGTCCTGCCACGCTTCGGCTTGACTTCCTCAACGCTAGCCGGTTCCTCAGCTTCCACCACTTCAGCAGGCTTGCCGATTTCCTCCACGTAGCCAGCCCGCAACAAGTCAGCTACGATAGCGTCATCATCGACATTTCGCATCTCGCCAACACACATGCTGATGATGCCGCTAAAGGATGTGAGAGCCTTAATCTCATGCACTTGCCATCACCAGCTTCGCCAGCTTCTGAGCGTCCTGCACCTTCGCGTCAAACTCGAACCACGCCACGACACCGGTCGCGTGCTCGTCAGCGTACTTTTCGCGCAGAATCTGCGTAGAAATATCCTCGCTGAACTTGACGGCAAGGCCAGTCATGTCACCGTAGTAGATGACGGTCTTATCGCCAGCCATGTCAGCCATGTTATCGGACACGTAGACAGGCTTGCCAAGCAGCGTAGAACCGAATGGAGCCGTGATGTCATCCTGAAGCATGTAATGACCATCGCTGCCCTTCAACAAGCGGAGAGCAGTGCGGGTAGCCGGTGACATGATGAAGATGGCGTTCTTCTGGTACACGTCCTTGACGGCATCCTTCAGCTTCACAACCTCGTCGGCGGTGATGGCAGTCGCGGCAGCGGCAGTCAGCTTGTTGTCAAGAGTGGACAGGCCAGTGACCTTGGAAGCCGTGCCGTTAAGCAGCTCGCCCTCGATGAATCGTGCGATATCCTCACCCATCTGAGTGGTGACGAAGGACACGATATCAAACTGAGAGTTGTTGATCAGGCTGTTGCTGATCTTGGACAATGCGCCAGCGAGGAATCCACCAAGCTCGATGCTCGCAAACTTACCATTGCTGGACGCAATCGGGCTAAACTCAGACTGGTAAGCAACCTTGATGGAAGAAGTGGAAGTGTCGTAGTACGGCAGCTGGAGCTTGCCCTTCGTGTTGTAGCGCTGAGCCTTTTCCAGCACCGGGGACACGTCATAGACCTTCTTGATGATGTTGTTGGCGATGGAAGTTGGAATGACAGCACCATTATCGGTAAGAGTCAGCTCCCCGGCACGCTCCTGCATCACCTTATCGCCACGAAGATACGCCTCGAAGGCACGCAGTTCTCGCGCCTCGGCATCCTGCGGCTTACCACCGTTGTCGCCCATCGGCTTCGCCTCCTCCTTCGGCTGCTTATCAGCACCCAGTTCGTCGTTGATCTTCAATGCGGCCTTAATCTTGCGCACGTCATCACGAATCTCGGCCAGCTCAGCTGCCTCGTCATCCGTGAGTTCGCGCTTCTCCGACTCCGCGCCATTGAGGATAGTCTCGGCGCGAGTAATGAGGTCATTCTTTTTTTCAATCATGTTCTTAAGCTGAGCCATGATTCTATTCCTCCTTAAGTTCAGCAATGAGATTATCCCACTTGCTGTAATCAATTGTACTAGTTTCTTCTTCCGGAATATCGCGCTTTTCTGACGCTTCTTCCTCAGTCTCATCTGCCGGTTTTTCGCCCGGCTTTTCTTCGGTGACTTCCGGCTTATCGTCGGTCATCACCTCACCGGTATTCAGGCTCACAGCGTCACCATTGGTATCCCTAGCCTGAATCAGTGTACCGTCGTATGCCGGTACTTTCGAGCGATCAAGGATACTCACCTCATACAAGTCAAGGTCTTTCACGTCGCGGGTCATCATGCCGTCAACGTCGCGTGTATCCACATCCCTGTCGCCAAAGCCAAAGCTCCAGCCCACTAAATCGCCATGCTTGGCCTTCGCAATCACGTCAGCGTCGGTAATCGTCGCCTTTGCTCGAAGCCCGATATTATCCTCATGCAGCTCAAGGTTGCCTTGCTTCGTGCTACCAAGGTCACGATTAGCGTCATGGTTGAGCAGGACATGGATATCGTCGTTGCGTTCGATAGCACGTTGGAAAGCCCCTGCCTTGATACGCTCGCGGAATTTACCGATACGCGAATTCAAGGGCTTAGACAAGCGTTCCACGGCGTTCACATAGCCGTCGATCTCCACGCTATCCTCGCGAATGTTAATTTTCATTTGCCGCACCTCCTGCATCAAGTGTACCGCTACCAAGAGCAGGGAATTCAAGGCTATTCCCCTGCTTGGTCGAATCAGTGTTAGGCGTGTAAATCTCACCGGTATTCGTGTCGTATAGCACGCTGTCAAGCCCAAGATTCAGAATGTCCATACCATCGATGGTATTCATGTTCTCGGCTTGCCGCATTTCGTTGATCGTCATGATGCCGCACTGTTTCGCCAGCTGGTACACCTCGAAGCGTTCCTTGATATTCGCCTTGATAATCTCCTTGGTATCGAACGCGAAAAAGTACTTTTTCTTCTCTGATTCCAAGAGTAAATCCCGGTTCAATGCTGTCTCGAAAGCGCGGATAATCGGGTAGATAGCGAACCTGAAAGTCTCTTCCCAATTGTCCTTGATGTGGAAGATATTGTTGATTTCAGCGGTCAGCGTCTTTTTGTTTTCGTCCAGCTGCATCTCAGTGGACGTGCTGGACGCTTCCTGAAAATCAACACCATTATTCAGCACCACGACATTCTCTTCTGAATTCGCGTACAGTCGCGCCCAAGCACTCTTAAGCGTATTGATTTCCTCCTGCCCCAGTTTACGCTGGGCTTTGAGGAAGCCGCGCTTGTTGCCTCCTGACTTGACAAGCGACAATTGATATATCAGCGTCTGATATGCCGTCTCCAATGCCTTCGACACTTCCACAGTCAAGCCGACACCGCTAGCACCGTCCTTCGTGTCTCGAAGCAATTTGACAAAATTGAAAGGCTTATACGTGTTCGCTCCGACGATGATATCAAAGTCCTTATAGATCGGGTCGCTATTGATATTGATGGTCACATTATCGGTAGACACATAGTATAGGCCGGTAACATCATTGCGAGAACGTGCAATGTAGCAGTACCCGCCCTTCCCCATGAGATAATCCTCTACCATAGCTTTCTTCAGCTGGTAGCCGTCCAAGGTATCGCCGGTATCACCATTGAGCATGGTCACGCGATTATCATTCGTCACCTCAGCAACCACGCCTTTGGTTTCCTTGTAGAGCTTCACCGGCATACAAGCGATAGTGGACGTGACGAAATCCACAGCCGCTGACACAGCAGGGAGCATCATAGCCTTCTGCCGATTGATCGGCTCGCCTTTGAGCAAGGCACGTAACAGCACATCGCTTGCCTGCGGTTCCGGCGCTGGTGCTTCAGTGTCTCGTTTATTCCGATGGAAAAGTCCCATATTAATCCTCCTAGATAACCTGTGCTACGAAGTCCATATGATTAAAGTCTACGTCCTGCTGAAGCAAATACATAGCGTTAATCAAGCTCACGACCATATCGACTTTCCCCTTCGATTTCTTCTTGTGGACATACATGTTCTTGTTCGTGTCGTAGGTGCATCGAGCGTTCTGAAAATTAATCTCTAATAGGCGGTTCGGTTCATACTCGAATTCCTTTTTGAGTATCTTTTCTTTGAGCAGTTTCGTTGGCGGGTGCAGTGTGCTTGAATGCTGACGAATCTCTACCGTCTGGTATCCAGCAGCTTCAAGCTTCTGCGCAGTACTAAGAGCGTTCCATCGGTCATAGCCGATTGCCTGCACCCTCACACCGAAACGTTCCTCGATGCCCATGATGAAGTCCTCGACAACCTTGTAGTCGATAACCTTGTCACCGCACGCGATGCACTTCCCTGCACTGATAAACTGCCGGTAGTCGATTTTCTCGAAGGCGTTCTTTTCGTCAATACGACCTTCAGGCACGAATGCGAAAACGTCAGCAAGCACGTTATCGTCATCGTCAACACCGACCATAGCGACCGAGGTATTATCGTTGGTTTCTGACAAGTCAAGCCCAAGGTAAACCGTGCGCCCAGCCCAATCGATATGCGAGACTTTACACGCCTGCACATCATTAACGTCGATATAAGTCTCGGTTCCAGCACCCTGATAGATGATATTGCAGTGCTTCGTGAGAAAATTCTCACGAGCCGATTCCACCGCGACAGCGTAAGCCCGCTTCTTCTTAAGGTCTTCCCAGATTTCCTGTATCTCCAAGGACGCTGGGTTAGCCTGACGCATTATCAAATCGTCTTCCGTCCAGTTCTTAGGATTATCCGGCTCATACAATAGGGCGAAACGTGACGGGTCATCGATAATACCGTCAAGCACCTTCTTCGAATACGCCACTTCGTCCTCGAACGGGTTATCCACAGTAGGATACTTGGTCGAAATGATGAAGCCCAGCTTATTGAGGATATTCAGCTGTCCAGAGCGCATGGCTTCAATCGCGTATGACGTTGGCAATGCGCCAACTTCGTCAGCACAGAAGGCGTTAGGAAGCCTACCGTCCATGCGGCTAGTCGAATAGCTGAGCGGGATATATGTCGTGCTGAGCGGCTTGAAGGTGATTGAATCCCGTAGAATCTTCCACCGCGCCACGTCCTTGAACGCGAACACTTCAGGCGAACTCTTCAAAGTCTCGCTAATCGCTTCACGCACCTCACGCGACAGAGTACCGTCTGGAGCCACCGAGTAAAATTTACTAAAACGCGGTTCAGTCAAAAACAACAGAATGAAGATCGTGGCGATGGTGTAAGTTTTGAAGTTCTTTCGCGCAATCTCCAGCACGCACGTCTCATACTTACGTTTCGCCGGGTTATCCCTACGAACCGTGCATAAAGTCGCGATATAGAACAGCCACTGATATCCGGTAGTGCAGTCATAGAGTGGTTGTCCGGCCTTCAAACCCTTCGGCATCCGCAGCAGCTTCATAATCGCATACAATTGCTTCACCTTACGACGGCTAACGAAATAAGTCTCGTCCTTGCCGCCGCAGATATCCATCCACGCCTTCATCTGCTTACGCACATACTTAGGCGTGGCAGGTTCATCAATACACTTAGTGCAAAACTCGTAACCTTTATTCTTCATCGTCTTCATCGTCCTCGGTTTCGCCATTGATCAACGCCAACAGCGGGTCAACGTCCCCGCCTTCACGCTCAGCGTCAGACTTGCCGAAACCTTGGATAATTCGCATAAGCGTCGTGACAGTACGGTTCGCGCTATCAGTGGTCTTGTTATATTCGGTCACAGCCGGATTACTGTAAAGATTCTTGCGGCCCTTCACGTATTCCTTCTTGACAAGCATCCCGCTCTCGTCCATGCTCTTTTCAAGCTCAGCGAGGATCTTGATCTGCACCTGATAGCGTTTGAAAGTCGTTACGAAGAAGAAATTGGTCTGTACACCCGTTTCTTCAGCAATGCGCAGGATTTCGACTGCCTGCTCTTGTAGGTTCATCTTTGCCATATTAGCTACCTCCGTTTTCTGTGGCTATCGCTTAGAATCTTCGGATAGGAACTCGCGTTCCACTCAATCCTCATCGGTCTTTCCGAGGTTCGCGACTATGCCCCGTTCACGTTCCGACAACTCCCAGACGTACTCCGTGCCGTCCGCGCTGGCAGATTCAGCTTCACGCGCCGCCATCCCAGCTTCACGCGCCGCATCCTCCGAGAGCAGGAACCCGTTGCCGTAAATGCCCTTCCCCTCAGGCCGCTGCGCGTCCAAAGTTGAAATGCGTGCCGCGTCCTCGCGGCGAAGCCTGAAGTCAACGCCGCGCGAGCACCATCGAGCGACCATGGCGGAAGTGATGACCTCTGGCGGATCCGAGTATTTCGGCAGCTGCTTCTTCTCACCAGGGAGATTCGCGTCATTCGCCTGCCGCATAGCGGCTGCGAGCGCAGGTGCCGTCCTCACAATCAAATCTGGCTCCAGATTCGTAACAAACGACGTGCCCACTTCTGCACCGTTCTCGTATGTCACGCTTTCGCCACACGGAATGTAGCACACGCCATCAACCCGGCTGAACAGTGTCAGCGTAGGCGCGAAAAGGAAAAACCGCACGCCATGCTCCTGATAGAACCTCTGGATCTCCGCAAGGATCGAAAACGGCGGATTATCCACGACGCAACATCCCGGCGCGTAATCCTCCGAACGATAATCACCGCCCGGATAAAACGGTCGCACCATGTCCGCGCGATCAACCCCATACTCCTGCGACACCCACGAAGCAACAGCGTCATACACGTTATCAGGCGTATAACAGTCATCCGTTGTCTTCTTCGGCTTGAACTTATCAACGAACTCGTTATATTCATCGTTGCCGTCCTCGTGGCTGTCCCCGTCCTTCGTGTCACGGTCGAACCAGTCATCGGTACTCAACTCAAACCCAAAAGACCCCATGTCAATGTCCGGGATCTCCCCAAGCTCAATATCAAGCTTCCCCAGATCCCATTCAGCAAGCTCCCCAACACGATTGTCCGCAAGACGGAACGCCTTCACCTGCTCTGGGGACAAATCATCTGCCACGATAACCGGTACGGAATCCAAACCGAGCTTCTTCGCAGCCTTCAACCGAGTGTGACCAGCGACAATCACACCATCGGAATCCACCACAATCGGGACTTTAAAACCGAATTCCTTGATGCTAGCAGCTACAGCGTCCACCGCCCCATCATTAAGACGCGGATTATTCACATACGGGATCAAACCCGCTACATTCCTGTACTCCACTTTCAGCTTGCCCATGAATATCAATCCTTTCCATATCGTTTACTTGGCACCTAAATTTTTATCAACCGTTATCACGCTTTATTCAAGTGTATCAACGGTTTTCAGCGCATTATCGAGGGTTTTTCCAAAAAAAGAACGTAAACCAAATATTTTGTACTCAGAGGTGGCGTGTTGGTGTTGGTTGAGCCGAGTTTGATGGGTGGTCTGACCCGGGGGGATGCTTTGTTAGTTTTCTGTGTGGCGTTTTTGCGCGAGTTGTCGGAGGTAGGTTGGGTTTATCTGTCCTGCGTCTGCTTGCTTGTGGTGGGTGACGCACAGGCAGATCAGGTTGTCATCGTCGGTTAGCAGGTCTGGATTGGTGTTGAGTTTGATGATGTGGTGTACTTCCAGTCCTTTGGTGGTGATGATGCCTTTAGCCTTGCATACCTCGCACATGTAGTGTGCGTCCTGTCTGATCTGCTCGCGTTTGCGCTGCCACCGATATGTGTTGCGTAGCTTGTCTGCGTCGGTCTTACGGTAGTGTCTTGCCGGTCTCTTTGGGCATGTGGCATTGATGTCGTGCATCCTGCCGCAGTATCCACAGGCTTTAAGCATTCCAGTCACCTCCATGTCTATCACTATCATAGTGTTTCTTGAGGGAGTGAGTGAGCTTGGTGGAGAGAGTAAGCCTTAAGAGCTACAAACATTTGCTTGTAGGTTAAGGCTTATTGACGGTTTCCGTCGGTCGTTCGTTCGCCCGGCTTCGGTCATAAGAGTGTTGCATTGCTAACACTGGTGCGGCATACCCCAGCAGGTCGCGTTACTCGTGGTGAGTGGCAGTGTCGGCACCCCGGTTATTCCACTGCCGCCTGTCGGGTCGGTTGGACTAGCACCTCTAACGTGTGTATCAACCAGTGTTAGTGGTCGCCCCGTTATCCGAGCTTGGGGAATTGCTAGGGAGTTTTCGTACCTCCGTACCCAGTATGTGTGATATACTGGCTTTGTTGGAATCGTTATGGCTCTCATCATAGCACATTGTGTTGTGGTGGGAGCCATTTTTTATGTTCAGTGTGTTTGCTTGTTGTCGGTTTTGGCTGTTGCGTGGCTTACGCCGATCAAGGCTCCGATTAGCACGCCGATGGCGTTGAGTGTCGTCACGATTGCGTCGGTATCATGCCAGCCCCAGACTGCGCCGATCACGCCGATGAAGGTGGCGATTGCCGGGAATGCGATCAGTCCAGCCCACTTCAATACTTCGTATGTTTTATTGTTGAGCAGGTATGTTTTGTTGTCCATTGGTTTTTCCTCGCTTTCAGTGTTTGTTGATTATCGTGATGGTCACCAGTGTCAAGCAGATGATTGTCGTGATCGTGATCGCGGTATTCATGGTTTATCCTTTCTGCCGGTATTAGTCTGCATCTGTAAGGTGTGTGATTGCTTTGCTCGTTGCAGCGTCAAGATTGGCTTGTGCCTTTTGCACCTTGTCCATTGCAGCTCCAACATTACCATTCAAGTGCCCGTGGTTGAGTGCGATTAGGCTGATCTCGTTTGCGGCTAGGCTTGCGTCAAGCCCCCGCAGTAGAGCGTCGTACAAGTACTGCCTTTCCTTGTGCTGCTGCTCCCGTTTCGCGTCGATCAGCGCTTGCCGTGCGCGGTATTCAGTGTCTTGTATGTCTCGCTGCTTCATTCTGTTGTTGCCGACGTATGTGATGATGGCAACGAATATGCTGGATACTGCCGCGCATCCGCTTGTTACGATGGCGACGATTACCTCTGTGCTAAGTCCCATGTTTTTCGACCTCTAATCACTCGCTTTTTCTAATTGTGATTATATCGTGATTAGCATGGGATTTGCGGGACATTTCGCGTGCTATACTTGTCGTGTACTCATTTTGGGTATTCCTTTCTTTGTCAGTTAGGGCATGGCTTTTGACCATGCCCTTTTCCTTTTACTTCTGATGCAATTCAGGCTCTGGGATAGTCGCCGCGGTGCCATCGTTCCAAAGAAAACATCTCCCCCAATATGCGTGGTCTACTGGCACCTTGTATGGTTCGTCCCAAGCGTGGACGAGCCAGCCATGCTCATACGCTTCTTTTGGGTGTGCATGAATCCACCTGTGGCAGTCTTCGCACACGTCGATAAGGTTTGATGCAGTGTGTTTCTCAGCCTTAGATGCTTGTGATCGTAGTTTCCTGTGGTGTCGCGCTCCATACACGGTATAAAGCGATTTTCCGCATCTTGCGCAACTTCTACCGTCTCGTTGGTCTACGATTTCGCATGTTTCGCTACTTGGCTGGTCTAGCTTCCTCATTGTTGTGTCCTCGCTTGATATCGTCTCTAATCAGCGCCTTGATGAAGCCTTGCTTGTTTTTCACGCTGTCCAGTCGGTTGATGATGTCCGCGTCGTTTTCCTTGTGGAGTTCGAGATGGTACTGTTTTGAGGCTCGTTTGTGGTAGGCGTTCGCTGCTTTGGTGTGTCTGGTGCCCATTTTTTACCTTCCCAAGTATCCGATCAGGATTGCCAAGGCGATTAGGCAAAATGTGATTGTTGTGTCAATCATTTTTGCTTGTCCTTTTCGTATTGTTTGAGTAGCGTTTCGATCTCCATGCGTGGGACTTGTGGTACCAGTGGTGCGATTTCGTCCACCGTGTAGCCGCGCTCATGCCATTTGATGATCATGTCTTTCAACACTTTTTTCATTGTGTTCTTCTTCCTTTTAGAATAGTGGAATGTTGTCCGGGTCATAGCATACGCGACTGACTCGTTCTTTGAATTCCATCGTGGGGTTATGTCGCAATGGTGGCGTATCCGCTTGGACGTGATCCCAGAATTCGTCCACAGCGTCCTCGATCATCTCTATCAGCAGTTCGTCACGTTCAACAGAGCGTTCGATTATCCGACTATTGCCTATCATGGCGATTAGTTGCGCTTGCCGGTATCCGCTTACCGCCATATAGTGCATGACTTGGCAGACGTATGATATCGGCACGGTGTCCGGCTCCCAGTATTCGGCGCTAGGCCAGCCTACCGTCTTTATTTCCAGCACTTCCTTCCTGCCGTCCTCGTAGGTCAGCACTCCGTCTAGTGAGGCTTGCCGCCACGGATTCGTCTCGTCTTGGAGCATGTATTGTGGTTCTTCGACCTTGACGTTAGGGTGCCTGTAGGCGTATTCATCGCGTAGTGCAGGCTCCACGGCATTGCCGAGGATTACCGCCGGTTTGTGGCTAATGTCTTCAGGCTTAGTTTTGCCGGTTTTCTCACGCCATAGTGTCACGAGGCCCTTATAGGGGTTCACGCCCATGATCACGCCCACGTCTGATCCGCCTACGCCTTTATCACGCTGCTCATGCCACGCCTTGCTGATTTCTTCAGGCGAACCGGCGAATCGGATTTCCTTGGCTGTCATTTATCGTCCTCAGCTTCTCTTTCCGTTCGCTTTGACCATTGCCCACAGGATTTCGCTTGCCGGACGCCGCCTGTATGACAGGTCGTGGTTGGACTGCACGTGGCCGAGAATCAGTTTCGAACCGGTCGAATCCGGTGTCAGGATCGCGTTCACGCGCTCCGGCACCATCTTCTGCCATACGATCTCGTCGCACAGTTCCTTCGTGCAGACCAAATAGTTATGGTCGCCGTAGAAAGTCAGACCGTTGCCGCTCGTGAAGTCAGCCATACACGACTTCACCTCATAGAACTCGAAGCAGCCTTTCTCCACGCTCGCTGGCACTGGCTCGCCGTTGATGTTCCACGGTTGGAAACCCACGAAATCCACTCGCCGCTCGTCAGGCGTGTTCCGGTCGAAATTGACCTCACTTGCCCAAAAAGCGGTCTGATTCTTCAAACGCTTTTCCACCAGTTTGGATAGCATGGCGGTGGTCTCAGCCCTGCTCATTTCTTCCTCCTGAAGTACTTGTATTCATCGTGGTGATGGAACAGGAACAGGTGAAGTCTCCACGCCTTGACTGCCAACAGGCCCTTGAGTGTGATCGCATACCCGCCATGGACACGCTTCATGAGCTTCCTATCGGCCAATGATTCAAGCATTCGGGAAAGCTCTTGGCCCCCTCGTTGTTGCCAGATGTAGCTCATCCCCTCAGCGATATACAGGCAACACATGTCCTTGTCGTATTTACTAATCATCATTAGCCTCCATATTGACTAAGTGACGGTCACTGCCGCGATCAGCCCAAAACAGCGGGCAAACCTTGTATTGAGCGCTCATTTCGCATCCTCGCTTTGCTTGGTGGTTTCGGTTTCGTGTTCGTCAAATGGGACCGCTAGCTTCACGTGGCTCTTCATGATCGCGATGAGACTCGGATCTTTAAACCACGTAAGGCCTCCTGCGTAATACTCGCATCCGCTAGACGCGTATCCGCAAGCAAGCCCATAGATCCCGTCACAGCATTCTTTCCATCCACTTTTCAGGTAATATGTTTCACCGCAATCGAGTTCCACGCGCAGAGCCATGTCATGCGGGAGAAGGTCTAGCACATCGTTCATTTCGCGTCCTTCGCTGCTTTTTCCAGATCGTCAGCCTGCATTCGCTTGGATTGCCTTGCCGTCTTGCGTGCGATCCATTCATTTAACTGCTCGTCGGTGATGTCGTACATTTCCTTGAGCAGGTGCAGGCAGATGATCACGTCGGCCATTTCCTCCGCAAGATTGTCGGTGGCGTCAGTCTTGCCGCGAAGAAGCTTGCTGACGGCTTGGATGAGTTCGGAGCATTCCTCCATGCAGACGATGCTTTGCGTCTCCTTGCCGTATTTTTCGATGCTTTCACGCCACACCGCATGCTCCTGATCATTGTCTATCGGTTTACCTCCCCTCACATTCGCATCCTCGCTTTGATTCGGCACATCGGACGGCATGGAGCCGCTGCCGAGCATGGAACGGCATTTGCGAATCACACGAGTCAGAGCATCGATCTGCATGAAGTCCGCGTAGTAATCGCCTTCCTTATCGTCGTAAATCGCATTCGCCCAGTTAGTGCAGAAGTCGATGACTTCTTGCAGGGCCTTGTCTCTCTCGGTTTCATTCGTGGTCATTTCTGGTTCCTTTCTCGGGTGTTCCTTGTCTGTAACTACCACTATACACCTATATATGAGCGGCACGCCGAAGAATCGTCAAACACGACACCGTGATTCATACTCTTCTACACCACGCACATACTCCACGCTCATGGCGACGATTTCAGCGACAGTCTCAGCCTGATACCCAAGGTCAAGATAATGCACGGTAAGCTGGTAGGTTCTCGACTTCGTATCGTGTGGCGTTTCCCGTATCTCATGCTTCCTTGCCATTTTCAAGCCTTCCAATCGTGGGCTTAGGCTTCCGAAGTTCAGCGATTTCACTTGCCATCTCGCTCATGATCAGGCTGGACATGCGCTTATTGTCCTTCGAGCTGGCGATTTCGCGTTTTCGTGCTTCGTCGCGTCGCTTCCAGTTGCTTCGGATTCCTGTCTGTGTGTGTGCTGTGGTCACGCCGCTGAAATTCGCTTTCATGGCTGGTCATTTGTCTGTCTCCAGTCCTTTTCATCTTGTGTTTCCTGTCATTTCATTGAGCGCGTATGCGATGCCTTCAATTTCCGCTGGCGTGAAGTCCGCGAGTGTGACGTCTTGGATGCCGTCAACGAGGCTGGCGCTGCCGTCCTCATTGATGCGGATGTAGAAGCCGCTTGATGCGAGCAGCAGGCATCCGGTTTCGTGGAGTGTCGGAGGTGTTGGAGGGTTGGGTGTCTGGTTCATTTGTTTTCCCCATTCTTGGTGTTGACTTCGATGACATAGACGCGATGATGCCCCACTGAGAGATCTTGATCCATGTCGATATACAAGCGTGGTGTTGGTCGTATTTCGCCTTTTTCGTCATCGTGAACAGAATGGCTCATCACCGAAAAACTGCATGTATTTGGCAAGATTATTCAACTTTTGCCGAGTATCCGTCTTACTCATTGGTGTTTCCTTTCGCTTTTATGATGGATTCGAGTACTTTGGCGAGGGTTTCGATAGTGTCTGCGCAAGCGTCCAGCAGGTCATCCACTTCGTCTGTGTCGTAGCCTTCGCGGAATCGGTGTGTGGTGAGCTGTGCCATTCTCACTTCCTTTGGTGTGAGCATCATGGCGGTTCCTTTCGTTTGGTGGCTTGGGTGTTTCCTTGTTTTGGTTTTGGGTGTCTCCGCACGCTGTCCCTAATATGCAGCTGCCTCGGCGCGGGTGATGAAGAAGTGGATGCCGGGAACGCACACAGTCCACCGGTCAGGGTCAAATCCGTTAGATTCCACCGTGTCACCAAGCCTATATGTAAATTCCGGATCGTGTACGCTGTACGCGACGGTATCAGGCTTGAGACTGTTGCCGTCAGGGTCTTGCAGATCAAGCACTCGTGCTTTGTTGGCGCGACATTTACGCCACATGGTATTGGAGCGTTGCGCGTCGGCTGGGATAAGCAGTTTTACAATGACTGGATTCTCGTCTCTTGTCTGCGCTTTTTTCCAGCCGATGATGTCGCCTTCGTCTGGTATTATGCGCGACTGCGCCTCGATAAGGTCTGCGCCGTTGGCATTGCACAGGTTTGCGCCACGCAGGTTTGCACCACGCAGGTTGGAGTAACACAGGTTTGCACCACGTAGGTCTGCACCAAACAGGCATACACCACACATGTCTGCACCACGCAGGTTCGCATGGTACAAATTTGCAAAGGTTAGGTCCGCACCACGCAGGTTGGAGTAACACAGGTAGGCATTGCTCAGGTTTGCATTGTACAGGCACGCACCGCTCAGTTTGGCACCACGCAGGTAGGCATTGCGCAGGTTCGCATTGCGCAGGCACGCACCGCTCAGTTTGGCACCACGCAGGTAGGCATTGCGCAGGTTCGCATTGCGCAGGCTGGCACCACGTAGGTCGGCATTACTTAAGTCAACCTCGTGCAGGTTTGCACCACGTAGGCAGTCGCGCCCGTGTTTTTCGAGGATTGCCTCGATGCTTTCGCCTTCAAGGATCCCTTTTGCTGTGGTGATTTTCATTGTGTGTTCCTTTCTCAGGTGGTTTCCTGTGGGTAATGTCAACTATACACCTATCAACGTTTTGACACGCCAAGGATACGAAAAAGGCGGCACGCCTAGGACATGCCGCCAAATCAGGAAACCGCCACACACTCACAAGAGCCGGTCGAGTAATCCCCCGTACATCTCATTCAATCATATCGGCACACCGGGCAGGAATCGCACCTGCGCCTGCGGTTTTGGAGACCGCCATGCTACTACTGCACCACCGGCATGAACTGGACATTGCCCAGCTTTATCACACGATATCCCGCTGTGCGCACAACTGGATACCGGCTAGCACGAACGATTATACACGCTTTGACAGGCTAAAGCCGAATTCCAGCAAGATGGGCACGCTCCGCAAGGATGTTGATATACGCCGCCATGATATGAGTCTGAATTTCAAGCAACCCAACCTGAGAAACCGCCGACTCATCGATGACTTTGCCCTCATTAATGTCATCAATGAAGCTTTTAAGCCGCTCGTACCGCTCATTAAGCTCACTGTATTCGTCCCTGAGCCGATCCTGCCAATCCATTCAAATCCTCCTTGTTGTCACTGATAATCATAGTCCTTTAATCCATCGTCTGAGTATCTTGGCCGGGCTGGTGCGCTCATAATGCAATCGCCTTGCTATCGTCTCCCACGACTTACCCTCCAAGAAGCGCATGATGCAGATCAGCCGCACTCGATCATCAGGCACTGAGATGATCCACGCCATCAAGTCGAATCGCTGCCGCTCCACACGCTCCAGATGCTCGGCTAGTAATCGGCGGCATGATGGCTCAAGCTCCACGCTAAGCAGCGAGCGCACACTCTCACTCTCTGCTTTCAAGTGTCGAGCCTGAGCCAAGTCACGCTCCGTCACAACCCTAGAAGTCGCGCCATATCCGCCGAATCGTCACGCAACTTCTTCTTCCTCCTATCCACGCCCTTGACTTCCACGGGGAAGCACATTTCCAGCACACGACTATATATACGCTGCTTGTCGATATTGTTAGGACGCATCAATTCCTCGGACGTGAGATTAGACGTGACGATCAGCGGCTTGCCGCTGCGATACCGCGCATCGATCACGTTGAATACCATCTCATTCATAAATGACGTGTCACGTTCGGCGCTTAAATCGTCAATCACCAGCAAGTCCAGCCGATTCAGGTCATCGAGATACCGCTGCTTGCCCTCGAACATTCCTTGCAAAGTGTTCGTAATCCGCGCGAAATTCGTCACCAAGCATGGGTGGCCACGATTAATCAGCTCATTGGCGATGCAAGCCGCGATATACGTCTTGCCACTACCCACAGTTCCATACAGCAGCAAGCCCTTGCCGCGCTTCTTCATCTCCATGAAATTATCCACATACTTGTGAGCGATACCGGAGATTTTACTATCAGCGCCATCATCATTGGCGAAAGTCCAGTTAGCCATCTCAGCGTCCGGGAATCCCAGCTTGCGGAGCCGCTTCACTTCAGACTGGAATTCCCTAGCCTTCCGCGCCTTCTCTTCCTCTTCCCTACGCTTCATACCGCACTCGCAGAGGAAGTAAGGCTCCATGATGCCACCCCATGCTGCTTCGAATCGGCATTGTTTAGCTGTATGGCATTTACCGCAATAGAGCAGGCCGTCCACGAAGTAGTCGCCTTCCTCGTAATGATCACCCTTGCTTGCCTTCTCGATCAATGCTTTAAGCATGTTCTCTTCCATTCAAATCACTCTCCATTATTGCTTGTGCTTACCATTGGGAACCAGCTATCGTCTTCGTCGGGTTCAGGCGGGCGAATAGCCACGCCATTAGCGCCGACATTGACTTTGTTTTTAGCATTGAGGTATCCCTCGAATTTCGTACCGAACAGCGTCTCAGGACGCAAGTACTGCTCCATCTTGCTATTGTTCAGCCACTCGCTGCACTTCTTGTCGATCACCGTCTTGAAGTCATCGATCGTGAATCCTTCGTCTAGTCTCGCTTTGATGTGCTTGCGAGTGCTTGCAGTTGATGCCTTATACCGTGTACCGGCTTTAGCATTGAGATAATCAACAATCTCAACATATATGTGTTTATTATCTTGAGTTTTACAATCTGTGTTTATATCTGGTATAGGTTTGCCCTCTAGGGCATTTCCATTTGCCTTTTCGGGTACTTCCATTTGCCCTTTTGGGTAAATGGAATTGCCCTTTTGGAATAATGCTTCTGCCTTATCGGTCAGCGCATACCACTTAGTCCTGTCATAAGACACTTTGTTGTAGTTGCCTTCGACAATAAGTCCAGATTCTTCGAGCTTGGATATCGCGTTGCGTACAGACTTAGCTGACATATAAGGGAAAAGCTCGGAGAATGCCTTTACGCTGTTGAAAGTCCAGTACCGCCCATCGTAGAAGTTCGCGTCATTGGCGCGGTTATGATCTACCCAGTACTTGATGTTTTGCAGGATAATAGCGGCATTGACACCGTACTCAACGGCAATGTCAACGTCGAAAAAATGCGTTGCCATTATTACCTCCTAGGTAAAAAATTATCCCACTGACTATTACCGTTTGCCCCCGGTAACAATCAATGGGATATTGCATGTTGAGTTATCACTCCACGTAAGTGGGGCAACACTCAACATGGCGTTAGTTGTATACTATCACGTCTCCAAGATCGACACTCCGAACTTATGGGCGAACATCTTAGATTTCAGGCGGTAAACATCCGTGCGTACCCCTTTCACATCTTCTACGATCTCCTTGCCGCTCTTAGCGTCAGTGTAGACAAAATCAGCAACATAGGTTGTCGGCCTGTAATGCTTGCCGTCAACGTCAAACGCGGGGAGCAGTTCAAAACGAACCTGACGGCGAAGACATCGAATCTTGCCCGCCCGCTCCAAATCACGCAGTGCGACGTACCGCTTGGCTTCTTTGCGGGAATCGAAGGTAATACCATCGACTACAGTCTTTTTAGCATTAAATTTACTCCTCATACTCACCTCCATTAACCGGCGTACTCCCAATGATAACCACCAGCCGTCTTGCGTCCATCACGGCAGGCACTGCATATAGACCCGTTACTTCTTAGCCCAATCGCTTTGGCGGCTTCACGGGTAGAAGCGTATTGTTTACCAGTCTCAGCACATACAACACTTTTACTTTGTGCTTCACTGATCTTCCGTCGAGTCTCAACACTCAGGTGCTTACCATACCACGGGTTGTTAGCTCCCTTTTTCGCTTCGCTGTTCTTCCGCCGTGCCTCGGCACTCATATGCTTACCTTTGTTCGCTTTGCTGATCTTCTGCCGTGTCTCAACGCTAAAATGCCTACCCTTGTTAGCTTCGCTTATTTTCCGCCGAGTTTCGATACTGAGGCGATTACCTTTGTGCGCTTTGCTGAGATTCATCCGCGCTCCAGCACTCATATGCTTACCCTTAATCCAAGGTGATTGCCCTTTGAGCGCTTCACTGATCTTCCGTCGAGTCTCAACACTAGGGTGTACGCCCAATCTCCCAGATTCACCGCCTGTGCTGTGGTTATAGCCCTTGTCTTGGTTCGTAGTGTCATACTCGGCAATTAACCGTATTTCCAAAGCGCACGCCTGAGCCTTGCTTAAACCGTCAGCCACAATCTCATGACTGATATTCTCCCACCCATATTTTTGAATCGCACGGTAAAAGTGTTCATTATCCTTGTACCCAGCGCCGTTCTGCCAACGTCTCTCAGGCTCTTGGCTTGTGATCCCGATATATCGCTTTCCGCTGGGTGTGGTATGCTTATAAACCGTATACATGGTCACTCCTTGTATGCTCTTGATAATATGCAATTGGCGGGTAGTAGCTACGAAAAACTACCCGCCAATTTATTTACTCTAGTTTAATCCTACGGTGAGACTATCGACCTGTGCTTCCAAAGCCGTCATTGCCGCGCTCACCGCCATCAATCGACTGCACGACTTGCACATCGGGGTATCGCACGGGCACCACGACCAGCTGGGTCACCTTATCACCAGCCTCGAAAGTCCAATCATTGGAACCATGATTATAAATCTTGACTTTGACGGAACCCGAATATCCCTCATCGATCAGCCCGTCAGTCAGGATTGAGTGGTTCACGTTGAGACCACTCTTGGATACGAGTAGACCAGCACAACCGTGTGGAAGCTCGACATGCACCCCAGTGTCGATTACCGTGCTACCGTGTGCAGGCACAGTAACCTTTTTCGGTGTGCGTAAGTCGATTCCAGCGTCGGTATCGTGGGCACGCTCCGGCATGTGAGCGCCTTTATCGAGTGTGATCTTCATCTGTATACCTCCTGTGCTACTGTGTTGAATTTGGCAAATGGCGGCAGTGGCTTTGATCAGTCACCACTGCCGCCATTTAATGCCGTCCACTTAGAATTCCGGTTCTCCCAACTGGTCATCTACAGCACCATACGATCCGCCATATGAACCGCCTTGGGATTGCGTAGCCTGTTGATGCTTGCAACTACCTGCGTTAAGCGGAAGATTATCAACGATGAACTTCACACGCGAGTGCTTCTGCCCATCCTTCTCCCACTGGTCAACGACAGCGTGAGCGACTACGCCCACCGGATCACCCTTATGCCGGTAATTGGCGAGCGCTTCGGCGGTCTTGCCCCACGCTTCAAAATCAAGCCAGTAAGTCTCGTCCTTGCGGAATCCGCCGACAGCGAGACGGAAGCGAGCTACCGTCTTCCCGCTCTGCGTCTGCTTCACTTCCGGGTCAGCTGCGAGCCGCCCGGTAAAAGTGCAAGTATTGATATCAGCCATCATTTAGTCCTTTCACTCTTCAGCGCTTCGAGTGTAGCGCCATAACCATCTTTCAAAATGTACTTGAGTAGTGTATCTGCGGTTCCCACGTCGATCATCAGCCGCGTACCGTCAAAGCTTAACGTTGCTGATGCCTTCAGCATATCCTTCAGCATCGCATTGTCTGCCTTGGTTTCCAATAGTCCCGCATACTCTTTCTGCGGTATCGTTACGAATTGATCTAACACTGTATCTTCCATTACTCGTTTCCTCCCTCAGTTGGTTGTGATTGTTGTGCTTCACGTTTCCGGTAGCAGTCACCGCACACGGCCATTCCAGTCTTTGCTCTAGTCCACTTGGCTACCGCTTCCGGCGGCATCTCACCGCCGCCACGCTTAGCCATCGGCTTGATAGGCTTATGACACAGATCACACATAATCGGCGCTGAGCCTGATTCTTTGCCACCTCTACGCTGATATGATTCACTGTCCGGGTCTTTGCTATCATCGATAGCAAATAAACCTTGGGCACAATACTTCCTCGCGTATGACGAACATGCACCAGTGATTTGTGGATCGCTCATTCCTTTCTTCGATTCATCCTCGCGAGCGAAAGCCGTGGTGCTGATAGAGTCAGTGCCGTCTGAGATGACTGCAGTAGACTTCACATACACACGTCCACCGACTTCCGCAATGTCATCGCTGAGAGTAAGAATCAAACCGTACTCATGGAGCAGAGGTTTCACCGACTCCAATATATTCTCAAGACTCCTGTAGTTGTAGTTGCCGAATCCATTGTGCTGGTCTTTTGGCGACTTGAGCCGCATCTGGATATCGCACAGCTTATTTGCAAGGCTTTTGTCTTCTGCCATGATTCACTCCTCTACGCGAATTGCCAACGGTATCCGCCAGCATGTTTATACTCGCCTTCGCAGCACCTTGCGATGCTGCGCCTGTATATTCCAAGTACCTTAGATGCTTCAGTTGCACTCCCGAATACGGCAATCACATTTCCATCTTCTCCCATCTGTTTCACAGGTTTTCTGCGCTTCTCAGCAGAAATCCGCTGGATTTTTGCCATGTCCATCAGACCTGTTGCAATAGCGTGTTTTTCATTTTCACTGTGCGTCACCCATTCAAGATTAGAGACGTTGTTGTTGGTCTTGATGCCATCTTTGTGGTTTATTTCAGTGCGCAGTGGGTCACGTTCAAGGAATGCCCGCGCGACCAACCCGTGGATGGTAAATCCTTTGAACTTACCATCTTTCTTCAGCACGACATACTTGTAGCCGTTTTTGTTGGTTGTCGGCTTCATCACCACGCCTCTATGCGGGTACAAGACTCCGTCTCTGCCTCGCAGTGTCCTGTCAAGGCTTCGGACATTCCCAAGATTGCTGACTTGGTAATACCCCTCGTAGCCTTCTATGTCTCGCCACTCTTCCATTGCTGTTCCACCTCACTTGATCGAGATATTCTCATGTGTTTCGATAGTGGCGAGATTTTCAGGCACTCGGCCATCCTTGATAGCCGCCTTGATCGCTGTCTTATTGGGCTTCGGCTCCGAATATGTCAGCAGATCGTCCGCATTGATTTCAGCCCACTCAGTAAAGCCGGCAGACAATTCGACGGTAGACGATTTACGATAGGACACCTTCAGGCGTGGCGTACTGAATTTGTCGCCGTTAAGCGCATAATCCAGCAGGTGCTTCAAACGCTCCGCCTTATTCTCCACTGCCTTGCGTCGTGCCGCTAGGCTTGCTTCCTCTTCCTTGATTGCCTTGGCTTCGGCGGTCAAGTCCTTGAAGTAAAGCCCGATGTTCTCGACCTTCACATCACGCTCCATCTGGAGCGCATCGAAGGCTTCTTCGTCGGTCACTTCACCAGTCTCATTGTCGATCAGCGCGGTAATTGCCGAATCGATATCGTAGATTGACATGCTCATAATAGTTGTATTCCTTCCTTATTGGCTAGTTCTTTTAGTTGTTCCGGCGTATAGTACACGTCGGCGTCCGGTAGCAGCTCGTTAATCAAATCGTAGAGTGCTGTCAAGTGTTCCTTCGTTGGTTTATGTCGTTCCGTCTGAATCACCCCCGAAGAGATAGTCAAGACCGGCATGGCCGTTTTTCATGGCGATTGCCTGCGACAGCTTGAGCATTTCGTCAAGCCTCCACTCGCTAGAGCCATTTAGCAGCCGGTAGAAAGTCCCAAGGCTTACTCCTGCGGCTTCCGCACACTCGCAAGTGGTCATGCCTGTGCGAGCTATCTCCGCTTTCAGATTCCGATACATCCATTGCACCTCCTCATATGTGTTCACGATGCGCACATTCGTGTGCATCTCGTATTGCTCCACTATACACCCATAAATTTCAAATTGCAACACAATTTAGTCAGATTTGCAAAAATTGCCGTCAATTTTGCGCACGATTGTGTTTACAATGCAAATCGCACATGATATATTAAAGAAGCGGGAGGCACGGAACGACGACGTTTCGACAAGAAGGGAGGTGATTCGGCATGGCATTTTGTGACAATCTTCGAGCGCTAATGTGCGCAAAAGGCGTATCCCGTCGAAAAATGGCGGCAGACACCGGGATAAGCCCAAGTGCGGTTAATTCATGGTTCAACCGGAGTGCTGAGAATATCAGCTTACCTACACTGTTGAAATTATCTGAATATTTCGGAGTATCAATCGAGGAATTAGTACACGGAACCCCACAACGTGAAATAACCTTTTCAAACCGGATTTACACAGACAAAGAGCTAGAGGAAATACAGCTCTTCGCACAATTTTTACTGCATCGAAGAAAGGACTAGATGATGAATGGCATACGCACTATATTTACGAAAATCACGTGCAGACGAAGAACTGGGGCACGAGAACACCTTGGCACGACACGAAGAAATGCTGCGCGACTTAGCAGATAGGAACAACATATATGTGGACGAGGCACACATATACCGCGAGATCGTGTCAGGAGAGAGCATCGAGGCACGCCCCCAGATGCAGAGACTGCTTAAAGCCGTCGAAGCCGGAATGTACACAGGTGTACTCTGCATCGAGCTTGAGCGATTGAGTCGCGGGAATGGCGCAGACCAAGCGCGCATACTCAAATCCTTCCAATTCAGTGATACGAAAATAATCACGCTCACAAAGACCTACGACCTTGCTGGCGATGATTCCTTCGACGAGGAATTCTTTGAATTTGGCTTGTTCATGAGCCGACGCGAATACAAGATGATTAAACGCAGATTGCACAGGGGACGGATGCAAGCACAGCAAGAAGGGTATTTCATCGGCAGCGTACCGCCATACGGCTACGGGAAACGCAAGGATGGCAAAGGGTGGTCGTTATGCCCGGATCCCAGCGAGGCACAAGTCGTGCGCCTCATATTCGACCGATACGCGCAAGGCGCAAGGATCAACGACATATTGCGCGAACTGCAAGCGTCCGGAGTCAAGCAACGCACGGGCAACGACTTCACCCGCACACGAATCGGCGAAATACTGCGAAACCGCACATACCTCGGGGAACTGCAAACCAAACGAAAAATAAAAAACCGCCGGATAATCGACGGTGAAATAAAAGAAACATACGTTAGAAACAGCGGTATGGAGTACGTGCAAGGCAGACACGAGCCGATAGTCAGCGCCGACATATTCGACCAATGCGCCGCGCGGCTAAAGACGATGGAGACACGCACACGCCACGCACACACCAACCGCAATCCTTTAGCATCATTGGTCGTATGCTCCCAATGCGGCAAGACCATGCAACGCACAAACGGCGCGCAAGCGGAATACCTCATATGCAAGACGTTCGGCTGCACGACCAAAAGCACGAAACTCGACATAGTGGAAAGGCTGACGGTGGACGCCATACAAGCGGAATTGGAACGCCTGACCTACGTGTGGGCGGGATACGAAACAAAAGCGAATGACAACACCAACGAACTGCAAGTCCTAGAGGCAGAGATAGACAAACGGCAGAAAATGCTCGAACGCGCCTGCGAAGCCTACGAAACGGGCGTATATGACAGGTCCACATATTTGCAAAGGGTGCAAAAGGTCAACGCGGAAAAGGCGGAACTACTTGCACGGCTCGAAACCCTTCAAGACTCCGAACCGGGACACGACCTGAAACAGATCCCGGTACTATCGAAGGCATTGGACGAATACTGGACACTCGACAGTGAAAACCGCAACCGCCTGCTGAAAGGCATGGCGGAAAGAATAGAATATGAAAAGACCGAGCGCGGCACGGGATTGAACCCACGCCTGCGCGTGACTCTCAAAATCTAAATGTTTATCATCTTGTGCCCGATTTATAGGGCACGCGATGATAAACAGCCTTACAAAACTTATAAATGGTATAAAAACGGGGAACCTGCAAGACAAACGGGTTCCCCTTTTTCGCGTCATTCCGCCCGCTGCTAGCCTATTCTAGCCCACATGTAGCAGACCAAATATGGCGGCATATTATTGTGGGGCTTGCCTCCACCAGTCGCTCCAGTCACACTTCCTTGATCCACGACGGCATTGGAGCCAGTGCCAGTGCCTGTGACTCCCCACCCCGCGGTGTTACTCCACTCAAGCCTCTCGGGGTGAGTGTGCGACGGCATCTCGGCCACTGTGAGAGTGTGTGTGACTTCGCCACCCATCTCTCCTGCCGGGAAATTCTCGGCACCTGCGGCGTAGCTCCCCCAGTAGTCGGTGCTGTTAGCCACATTAGATCCTGCGCCTAACAGGAATCGACCTTGCGATATTCGCTCCCAAGTGCCGCCGAAAAGCGTAGCCGGATCAGTGTCATTGACGCTCAAATAAATCGAGCCGACCGGGTATGCTCCCTGAGCCGTGAGAAACGCACTCTCGCCAAGCTGGAGTACGCCACTCGAAGCTGGGAAGCAATTAACGCCGACACTGGATTTAGCAGTATCGATGAAGAAGGTTGGGATACCGCGACCAAGTGTCAGCGACTGTGTAGTGCTCCCGAGCTTGTCAGCCGTCGTGACTTCCCACTCATACGCATAATCTCTCTCGCACGTAACAGTAGATTCCACGCCATTAGCGAGCGCCACGGTAGCCCATGCGTCACTGCTCCCAGCCTTGCGATATTTCGCCGTGATCGTGACCTCGTTTTTAGCGTCTAGGCTCGCATACCATGCGTTCGCGGTAATGTGCGTTTCAGGCTCGAAATTATTCTTGCGCTGCAAGTCGATACTCGATGTCGGCTCCCACCATGCTTCAGTCTTGACATTGATGATTGTGGACGTTTTAAACCCGCGCGAATCAATCGCGCTAAAGACTAGCGGCATGTCTGAGGATACGTCCACAGCACCGAAATCAAGCGTGGCGACGCTGGTAGCCGTCTTGGTCACTCCAGCGAAAGTCGCCTCGTATCTTGCGATTGTCGCGCCCTTCTGTCCTGTAGCCGCGCCGAAAGACACTTGCAAGTCAGATTGACGCTGGACAATCACCTGATTATCACCAGTCACAGCCACCGTGGCAGCGTTAGCGTCCTTGTAAGACACTGCTCCGAGGATAGGCGCGGAATCGCTCATGCTCATGGTGCGATCAAGCGTACTGTAATACTCTTTGCCGCCGATAAAGGTACGCAGCGCATACCGCACCGGCATCGACACGCCGGTACACGCCGCCCTCAGTGTCTCACGCTCGGCATCCGTGAGGACAAACGTATACGTGCCACTCTTGCCTGTGATGGCGTTCTTGCGCATGATCTGAGTGCCTGAGCCGACTGGAGCGAACTCCAGATATGCGTCAGCCGTGAAACCCCCGGCATTGCTGTATGCAAGAGATGGCGTGCCAGTATCCGTAAAGTCATTGGCGCTGGTGATTGTCGCCTGTCGCGGGATATTGTCAAGCGTAATGCTGCCGCTTGCTGTGATGCTGGATATCTGCGAGCCGTCAATCGTCGCATTGACGTTAAAGATATCGTTGATTGTGCATGTCTTCGAGCCGTCTGCATTATGGTCGACGCGATGTGTGGTCGTGCCGAGTGTGACCGAGCCGCCCTTTTGATTGATTGCCGGTGACGTGTAATTTTGAGCCGCGCCATCGACCGAGCAAGTGTTCGAGCGGCTGGAAATCTTGAGCGAATACGCTGAGCCGATTACGAGTACATGATGGATCGTAATATCGGAGTAATTGCCGCTGATATTCTGCGCAGCCGTCCAATTAGCTTGCAGAGTATATCCACGATAAACACCTGTAATTTGTCCCGATAAAGCCATGATTTATCCTCCTAATTAAGACAATGCCACGAAGGCAACGCCAGTATTGTCGCCACTGGTCACCGGTACGATTTTGAGCTTGCCGCCAACCGCCAAACCTTCCTCAACGTAACCGTTGCGCATCGAGAAAACGCCATTGCGAGCCGTGTACGTAATCTTGTTAGCCGAATCATAGCCAGTCAAGCCGTTAGCCGCGCTGATCACGATGTGCGAGCCGTCCTGCGCCCACATCGTCAAGCCCGAATTATCCAAGCGCCCCAATGTCGCTCCAGCCGCCGACTTGACAAGCATCAGGCCATTGCCGTTGTCCTGTCCGCCGAGCGTCAGCGTGCCGCCCTTGATAAGGTCAGCCACCAGATTGATGACATTGATACTCTGCATATTAAGAGTGCCGTCAATCGTCCAAGCGCTCGTAAAACTACCATTAATCCCGCTAGAACTGAAGCCGATTCCAGCACTATTAATCCGCAGAACATTATGCGCCGATTCCTTCGGCAGACTATCCACGACCAGAATCTGCTCACCGTCATAAATGACGTATGAGCCGCCGAAGATGTTGTTAATCTTCGATTCCGATTCATCCAATCGGTCATTAACCGTGGTCACGATCGAGGAATTGACCGCCTGCGCCGCGTCCGCAGCCGTCTGCTGAACCGACCCCATCAAGCCGCCCAAAGTCTGCCTGAAAGTGCCGAACTCGATGGATGTGTAGCGCCGCTGGATACAGTCATATTCAAAGCTGATAACGTTCGTGAGCATGTCAAGACCCATTCGCTCGTCGATCACTTCGATGGTGTCGCCAATATCCGTGATTTTCTCAAGATTCGCACTCATCTTGTAATTGACTTTTGGCACGCAATTCTCTTCCAAATACTTCTGCGCCTGCTGACGTAAATCAGCGATTAGCGCCTTCTTATACGCTGTTTCATCGTCATGTTTTCCGTCTGGCGTCTTGTAATTCTCCTGCTTGATATCAGACTGAGAAAATTGCACGGTTTTCACATATGGTAAATCGTATTGTTTTTCAGATTCCATGTAAATCGACTGCTTGCTATCGAGAGCATTGAGCAGGATACCGTCAGAGCCTTCGGGCAGCAATTTAGTGCAAACATCGCTCCAGTCGTAAGTCGCCGTGATAGTCTTAAGGTTTTTGCCATAGCGCACGACCACGCCATTATCAGCGCCGATATTCTGCCGGATGCCGATAGTCCAGCCGTCGCGCACCAGATGTCCGCCCCATCGCTCCAGAACCGTCTGAATCGCCTCATAGAGCGATTTACGCACGCACCTGAAGGAATTAATCGTGTTAATGTCGGAAACCGTCTTGAATGGCGATTTTGGCTCCGTAGCGGTATTGAGATGGTCTAGCGCCTGATTGCACGTGGAATCGACCACGTATGAATCGGCAATCAAATAATTCGCGCTATCGAAAAAAACGTGGTCGCATTTGCAAGTGATCTTAGTATGCGTAATCTCAGGGTTAAGTATGCGGAAAGGTTGCGCACCTTGCGGCGTATCCGCGACAATAATATTGCCTGACTTAATCCACGGTAGATATTCAGTGCCGCACGATAAATCGAGATAATAAGCGTCGTTATCTTCCTTTTTTACTGTCGCTTTTAGCGGCTGAATTACCTTGTCGCCATTCGATTTATAGTCCCTGTCTGTAGGGCTGAAGATTCTGAGCATTTCTGCACCTCCTGTATTCAATGATATTGGTGAAAAACGACACACCGAATTTGCTTCCCAATGCGATAGGTGTATAGTAGTAATTACCGATCAAGGAAAGGACACCATGAAAGACAAGCTCGAAAACCTCAGCGCCGCACTAATCTTCATCGGCTTACTATTGGCGATGAATGAAAATGCCAGCACGATGTACATCAACTTTATCGGCGCGGGTCTTGCAATCTTGGGCATGCTGATACTGCGTATCACCGGCAAGGACGCGTGATAAGCTGGGAAGTGCCGGAGTGGTGAACCTGCACGATGTGATGATGGAACAAGAAAGCCGTCGCGTGGTCTTACCTCTCCTCCCACGCGACGGCTTTTCTTATACCTCAGCCGACCTTCAACACCTGTCCCGGATAGATTTTGTTAGCGTCAGCGATGCCGTTAATCTGCTGGAGGTGTTGCCAAGTCGTGCCGTACTTGGCCGCGATACCGCTGAGGGTATCGCCGGAGCGTACAGTGTAGGTCTTGGCAGCTGGGGCCGCAGCAGAGCCAGTAACCTTCAGCACCTGTCCCGGATAAATCCTGTTAGCGTCAGCGATGCCGTTGAGCTGCTGGAGAGCCTGCCACGTAGTCCCATACTTCGCCGCGATACCGCTGAGAGTGTCCCCGGGCTTGACCGTGTATGTCTGGGCGGCAGGCGTATTGGAAGCGCCGAGCTTCTGATTCACGACAGCCTGCACGGCGGCATAGCGATTGCCGAGCGCACGCTTGCGATTATCACCATCACCGAATTTACCGGCGATTACATCGTCGGCAAGCTGAGCATCACTCTTGCCAGCGAGCGGGTCAACCGGCTTAGGTGCCGGAGTAGCCGTGCCGGAAGCACCAGCGTACTTACGCCAAGCGGTAGCGTCACCATAGAACTTGTTCAAGTCGAGATTGCCATTCCAGCCGGGAAGCCGCCCAGCAGAGGAATACTGACGAATAGCACACGTATAGGCTCCCTCATTCCAAGGGGAGTCTTGGTAGCCTGTCGCGCTCATATCGGCGTATTGGGCGATCCAGAGTCCCAAATTATACTTCTTGGCTACCGCAGCGACCTGATTGTAGACGCTAGCCTGAGCGTAGATAAGCGGGCGCACCCCCGTGCGTTCGATCACGCGAGCAACAAGCGCCTCAAGATATGCGTAATTGCCCCACGCCCTATTCTGCGCGCTCTCCCAGTCGATCGCGAGAATACCTTTGCCAACATAGCCTTGGATATTCTTCACATAATAGTCAGCTTCCGCGATAGCGCCGCTACCATCGACATAGTGATACGTGCCCCAGCACTTGCCGAGCTGGATACACTGCTGAACCACCCTGTCACAATCAGGATTAACATAATTCGTACCTTGGGTAGCCTTTTCGACAACAAAATCCGCAGGAACCTGATTGAAATCAATGCCAGTGTTCCAAGAACTACAATCAACTCCTCGCAATGCCATGATTATTCCTCCTTATATATTCTGAACTTATGTCCATTGCATAAATGCGTTTCACCTTTAATATTAGCTTGAACAGTATGCAAACACCGCCCGTTTCCCCTAGCCGCTTCGCTCATTGATTGGTATATAACTCCATCGTCTCTGATTACCTTCACGCAGCAGGTATCTGCCCAACGTTTCCGAGCTTCCTCTGTGTACATGTCCTTCACTGATTCTACCCCGTTGATAAGCCCAAGCTCGATAGCATATACGGTGTTCTGCGAACGAGTACACCACCTTAGGTTTAAAGCGTTGTTGTTGAGCTTATTCCCGTCTATGTGGTCTACTATCTCGTATTTATTCTGGTTATCGCAGAACGCAGTTGCTACCAGCCTATGAACTTGAAACGTCCTAGTCTTACCGTCTTTGCACAGGACAACGTGCATGTATCCTTTGCTGCCATTAGGATACTGTTTCAGCAGGTGCTCACTACGGTGCTGCTCTTCGATAAAGCCGTACTTATTTAGGTGCTTGATTGTTCTTTCACAACCCTTGACGTTTCCCATGTCGCTGACTTGGTACAAGCCTTCATAGCCTTGAACGTCACGCCATACTTCAATAGTCATGTCAATCACCTTCCCAAGTGACCGATTCCCATAGTGTGTAAGTACCGGCAGAGCGTGGGAATTAACGCCTTTTCAGGAGCTACCCTAGCCGGTACTTATACAAGTCTAGCACTACACCACGATTCCCTGCATTGTCATTTTAATTACCTCCTTGGATTGTTATTTTACCTTCGATTGCATCTGACTGATGCGGTCAATCAACGCCTGCACATCGATGCCTCATCACTTGACACTGATGATCTCATCAGGCATCTGCGAGACATCATCAGACACATGCGAGCCAGCTGCAACCCAAGAGACATTACCTTGAAGCCACGTCCCGGTGTTGTAAGTGACATTGACGGTAGGACGGAACAACACCTTGTTGCCGTCGATCTGCAAAGCCGTGTTGTTATTCGGCTCAGCGTTAGCGTTAGTCACAATCGGCGTATTAAGATCGCCGAGAGAGCCAAGACCATCGGGGAGAGTAAGGACATGCGCCTGATCCCACGCCTTGGCATTCCACGCGCCAGTCTTGCGGGTCGCAGAGAATGACAGTGTGCAGACACCGCCGACCACTCGCAACCGGCAAAACTTCCAAGTATAGTCATCATACCAAGTGCCCTTTGTGAGAACACTGCCGACCTCGTAAGTGGCGGAGCTGATGAGAGCATCGTACTTCGATTGCATCTGACTGATGCGGTCGACCAGTTCCCGCACGTCGATGGTGCCGTCGGTCGACACGTTGATTCCCGCGCCAATCTTGACACCACCAACAGTAGATGCGGTCGCTGGCTTAAGCGTGAGATTCCACCCCCCATCGTTCTTATCAGTTCTCTTCGCTAAGAATGATCTCACGTCGATGCCAAGGCACAGCGCACCCGCGGCACTGACCGCGATGGCGACCCGCGGGTCATTATCTTTGAAAACGCCAAATGTGGCCGAACTAAGCACTCCATCAGAGTCGACTCTCAGACCGTGGCTGACCTTGACACCGCCGAGAGTGGTGTTCGTGGCTGCGGGAAGCGTGTAGTCGCACCGACCGGCATCGCCCTTGTCGCCTTTCTGCCCTTTCAGGTTGGTGAGAATGCGACCGACAGCATACGTGCCACCGCCGCCAGCTGAGCTATCGGTGGTTACACCAGTGATAGACATGAGATTGCCAGCAGGTGTGATGGCAAAATCCCCTATGATAGGAGGGTCTTCCACGGATACGGTTGGAATCAGATCACTCCACAAGTGTAATGTACTGGACGGTTTGACCTCAGAGAGCGTTAGGTATACCCTGTTGCCGCGTGCCCCAGTAGCACCCTTAACACCCTGAGGGCCCTGAGGACCAGTAGCACCCTTAACACCCTGAGGACCCTGAGGACCAGTAGCACCCTTAACACCCTGAGGGCCCTGAGGACCAGTAGCACCCTTAACACCCTGAGGGCCCTGAGGACCAGTAGCACCCTTAACACCCTGAGGACCAGTATCACCCTTAGG